GGCTGGTCGCAATACTGGCCGATGCGGTACAGCTCCCACTTATCCACTTGGCCGGCGTTGAGCAGGTGGCCGAGGCCGTAGCGTTGGTGCAACAGCAGGTCGTAGTAGATCCAGGCCGGGTTGTCGGTCCAGGCGGATTTGAACGTGCCGTCCCACACGCCGCTGTAGGTGCGGGTTTGCGCGTCGTAGTTGCTCGGCACCTTGATGATCCGCCCGCGCAGCTCGAAGGAACGCGAGGGAATCGATTGGAATTGCGCGGCATCGAATTGCAGGCCGATCAGCGCCGAGCCCGGGTAGCGCAGCTTGGCGTCGATCACCTCGGTGGACGACTCCACGGTGGTGGTATCGGCGATCGCGCCACTGGTGGAGTTCGGTGTGATCCGGCGTACACGCAGGGTCCAGCTGTTTTTTGCCGGTGGCAGATCAACCCGGTGGGAGCGTTCGTACTTGGTGGTGGTTTTACCGCTGAAGGCTGCCGCCAGTACCTGCACGAAGGCGCCGCCATCGGTGGCTAGATCAATAGCGTATTGCACCGTGTAGCCGTTGGTGTCGCCGTTGCTGGTGTTGGTCTGCGACAACCGCGTGACAGCCAGGCGAACCCGCACCGCCGACAGTTGCAGGTTGGAATAGGACTTGGTCCAGGGCTGATCGCTACGCAGCTCGACGGACACCGGGCTTTCGTTTTCCACGGCAGGGAAGCCTGGGATGTGCGTCTGGTCCTGGCTGCCGTTGCGTGTATCGAGGGTCACGCCACTGAAATTGAGGCTGCCATCGGCGTTGGCCAGTGGCGTCTCGTCGAGAAATACCGAGCGCTTATCGTTTTTCAAACCGACAATCTCGCCTTCGCTGACGAGATCGAGGATACGGGCATAGGCCGTACTTTGCAGGCTGTCTGGCGCCTCTACGGAGGGACGGGGCTTGGACGCGCCGCCTTTGCTGCCAGCGAGAGTGAGGTCAGTCATGGCTTTCCTTCAGGCGAAATAAAGCCCGCACTCGGCGGGCTGGGTGAAAAGGAGAACGGTTAGAGTTGGTCCTGGGCGTAGATGCCGGCACTGATCACAGCACTGCCGACGACCAACTCGCCGTATAGCAAGCCGACCGGATTGCCCTGGGCGTTGGTGTTGACCGGGCCGTTGAAGCTGTAGCTCGGGCGGTTATTAGGACTGTCCTGGGCACCAAGCCCTTTGGGGGGCGGTGACAACATCTGCATGACACCGCCCATCGCCATGGACGCCCCCGCCATCAACATCATGCTGGCAGCCGGCCCCGTCAGGAAACCAAACGGGTTGTAATACGCCACCGCGATCAATACCGCACCGATAATAGTCTGCAACCCGCCTGCGCGCTTGGAGCCGGTCAATACCGGCGCGATGCGGATCACGTCCTTGCCAAGGGGCTTTTGAATATCGTCTTCGGCGATGTTGCGCTTGCCGTTGAATACGGCAAAGCGCAAACCTTTATCAGCGCTCTGCAGCATGTAGCGCTCAAAACCAGGAAACTGTTTGAAGTAGCCCATTACATCCTTGAAACCACCTGCGGTGGTCACGCGATGTTCTCGACCGAAAAGCCTGGCGAGCGAGCCTGATAGCAGCACCGTTCGCATCGTATGTTGTTCGACTGCCAATCCCATGAGCACTCTCCTGATCATCTTCGAAACGTTGGCTAGAGCTGATCCTGCGCATAGATACCCGCACTGACCACCGCACTGCCCACCGTCAGCTCGCCATACAGCAAGCCCACCGGGCCGCCCTGGATGCTGGTGTTGACCGGGCCGTTGAAGCTGTAGCTGGAGCGGTTATCCGGGCGGTCCATGGTGCTCAGCCCCTTGGGCATCGGCGACATCAACTGCATGACGCCGCCCATGGCCATGGAAATCCCCATACTCGCGGCGAAGGTCCAGCCAGTGGTGGATGAAGCGCCGATCAAGGTCGAGGAGCTACCGGAAGCGGCGAGGCCACCAGAGAAATACGACGCCGCGACAATCAATGCGACCCCGATAATGGTTTGCATCGACCCTGCGCGCTTGCTGCCCATCAGCACCGGGGCGATGCGGATATCCGAGGTTCCGGAAGGTGCGTTGAGCCGGTCCTGGCCGATATTGTCGCGGCCCAGGAAAATCGAGTAGGTCACGCCGCGGTCCTTGGACTCCATCAGGAAACGCTCGAACCCGGGCACCAGGATGCACAGCGCGTGAATCGCTTCCGAGGCGTTCCTCACCGCCAGCCGATGCACTCGGCCAAAGCTGGCGCCCAGGCTGCCGTAGAGGCGCACCGTCCGGACTTTTTCATGATGCATGGCATCCTCCAGGCGAATGATCCGCCGATGTGGTTAGTGTTCGGCCCGCAGGCCATGTCGCCAATAGCTGACCGTCACCTCGCCCCAATAGCCGCCGTAGGTATCGCGCTTGCTATCGCGACCATACAGGTGGTGCAGGATGGAACCAGGGGCCGGGTAATGCTCGGGTTCGCTTTGCAGCACGCCGTCGGCCAGGTAGATCGCGGCATGGTTGGGCACTGGCGACCGAATCTGCATCAGCACGATATCGCCCTGTTGCAGTTGGCTGACCTGCATAAAACCGGCGGCCGGCAGGTTGTCCAGGTAGAGATTGCCGCCCTTGTCCCACCAGCCGTCTTCGCGCTGATAATCGCCGAGTTCGATGTCCAACTCGCGGCGGTAGTAGTCGAGGATGATGCTCAGGCAGTCATGCACGCCGTGGGCGAAAGCGCGACCGATCAGGGGCGCCTGGTAGCCATTCGGCGTGCAACTGGCCCATTCACCGGTACACACCTGCCCGTCGTCCCCCTTGCGCACTTCGACAATGTGCCAAGGCAACCCTGAGGCTTCACACGCCACGCGGTCCGCTTCACTGGGCGTCGCCGGGCAATCGGGATGGCTGTGCACCACCGCGAGGATTTCGCCACGCTCTTCGGCGGCGGCATAGTCCTCGGGTGCCAGGCGAAAGTGTTCGCTGGGCGTGCTCGCCGTATTGCGACACGGCACATACACACGCTTGCGCCCTTCGCGAATCATCAGGCCACAGCACTCATGGGGGTAGTCGGCCACGGCGTGTCGGGCAATCGCCGCCAGGTTGGTCTTGTTCATGTTCAGCTCCGCAACAGGCCCGCAGCCGGAAATGAACCGTAGGGCAGTGGGTTGTTCTCGCCGAAACGCAGCTTGCAGCTGGTCAGCCGCCCACCGCATTTATCCTTGGCGGCATCCGTGACGATCACGTCATTGGCATCCGCCACCGGGCCGCCGTTGTAGCCGCAATAGGGGCCGCGGTAACCGCCGCAGCTGAGCCACCAACACACATTGGCGACGATCTGTCGACGGGGCAGTTGCACGCCGTTGAAGTCCAGCGCACTGGCCAGTTCGAACTTCACCGTCTCGCTGCTTTCCGCGACTTTGCGCTCGACGTACCAGATGTCCGGCGGCAGTTCCTCTTCCGGGTCCGCTTCGGGCTGGCCGTCGAGGTACTTGGCCAAGGTGCGGTGACGGATCAGCCGAGCGCCGACCAGGTCCTCGAAATACAACACCAACGCCGTGATGAAACCACCGACGTTACCTACGGCCAGCGTTGGCGTCGGTTGGGTGCCCTGCCCCGACATTTCAAAGCCCTCGGCCTGGATTGGCCAGGGTGAATATTCGTGGCCCTGCCAGAATATCGATGACTCCTGAGGGTAACCATGAAACCGGTACAACTCGGCGCCCAGGGTGGTGGCATCGAGTTCGAAAAGCTCCACCCAGGCCCCGGGTTCCAGGGTCTGGATATCTGCGGTGATGGACATAGGATTCTCCGCGCAAAGAAAACCCCGCACTGTGGCGGGGTGTAGGCGCCGCAGGTGGCGCTACGGGTGGAAGGCTTGTTCGAACGTCGCGGTCAGGGAGTAGAGCCCGGCGCCCATGGGCGTGGGCTGGTAACCCTTACAGCGATACAACGCAGGCGCTGCCAGTGGCGCGGTCCAGCTGAACGCCTTGGCGCCGGCATGGCGATCGAGAAAAGCGACGATCGCTTTGATCCGCGCTTCGTCACCCACGAAGGTCAGTGACCAGGATTGGGTCTTGTTGTTGATCCCATCCGCAGCCGTTTGCTGGTATCCATCGCCGAACTTGGCCGACTTCAGGCGAAACTCGACGCTGCCGACGGGTTCCACCTTGGGCACCCAAGTGAAAGTTTCTGTACTCATGTTTTCTCCAGGCGTAAGCCGTTGGTGGTCAGCGGCCGTTGATGGCCGACCAGATTTGCCCGCCCGGCTTGAGGTCGCGAGCGATCTGCTCGGCGGCACCCTGGCGGGCGGAACCGGCGTAGGCGCGGGCGACGTTCTGGGCGTTGGCGTCGGTGCCAGAGCCCTGGCCGTCGGCAACGTTGATGGTTTGCTGGATCACCACCTGGTTGCTGCTGGTGCTGCCCGACGGGCCGCCGCCCAATGCACGTACGCCGAGGGAGCCGTCAGAACCACGGCTCAGAGGCATGATGGCTTCGGGGCCGGCTTCGCCGAAGAGGGCCATGGGGGCCAGGGTTGGGCCAGTGGCGACGGAGTTGGTGAAGGTGCCGCCGTTGGCGAAGGCTTGAACACCGTAGTTCCAGGCGCTCCCTTTCGCATTGTAATGAACACCCGCCGTGTTGAGCTGGGGGTTAAAGATGTAGCTGTTAGGACCGACACTGGTGGTCGTCGGGGTCGGTGTGCTGCTGCCCAACCAGGCACTCACCGCCGAACTGGCCAGCCCGAACAACGAACTCAGCGCACTGGATGCCGCGGTCTTCGCCGCCATCGTGGCCATGTCCTTGAGCACTGACGTGGCGAAATCCGAAAAATTGAATTTGCCCGTGGTTGCGAACGTCAGCACCGCCTGATCCATCTTCTCGAAAGCACTGGTAAACACTGCCTTCGATTGTTCGGCCGCCGTGCCTGCCTTGTTCGAATACTCATCGAACGCACTGTTAGCACCCTGGCGCCAGTCATCAAGCAACTGCGTCATTTCGGCGAAGTTGCTCTTTACCTGCCGGGTCTTTGCGTCGTCCAGAAATGCCATCGTCGCGTCGTCACCCGAAGGCGTCGGTACAGCCTCTGCGTACGGCCCACCCACTGGAAACTTCAGCCCCGCCCGCTCGGTGTAACTGGACTGCGCATCCAGCGCGCCAACAAAATCATTCTGCGCACCCTGGCTCTGCTTGAGCACTTGCACCAGTTGCGCATTTTTCTGAATAAATTTTTCCGCCGCATCCGTGGCCGGGTCATAGGCCCTTTGAAAGCCCTTGAACTGGCCGGACGTGACCTGTAGCGCCGCTGCGGCAGAGGCGCTGACCTTTTTACTGGCGTCCTCGATCTTCTGCTGCATCTCGCGCATGCTGTTTTCGGTAATCCGCGACGCCTTCGCCAGGGCCTGCTCCAGGCTGCCGAGGTTGAGCGTCAGATTACCCTGGGAAGCAGTTGCCATAGGTTTCTCCGGGTCATGGATAAAACCCGTCGAAACGGGTTTCAAGGAAAGTGGCGTCGTCCTTAACGCCACTCGTTCATCGCACGTTCGAGCGACACACCCCGGCGCAGCTCGTGGGGCATGAAGTCAATCATTTCGGCCGTGCCGCCGCCCAGCCGGTGGGTCTGCAGCGCTATCAACGCGCTGCCCGCCTCCAGCCGCCTACCGGCGTGCAGGGAACCATATCGGTCGATATAGCGTCCCCAGGCCAGGGCTTCGTGATAGGTCATGCGTTCTTTGGCTTCGGTGATCGTGCGGCCGCCCACTCCGTTCAGCACCAGTTCGTGCCAGAACTCATCGGCGACCGTCAGCTCTTTGCGCCGCTACCCTGAGTGCCATTGACCTCATTGACTGCATTGAGGATCAGAAACCCCAATGACGGCTCAAGACCGAAAGCATCGTCGTAACTAAGGGCTTCATCGCCCTCAGCCCCCAACGATACCGACGCGGCGAGGTAGCTGGCGTTGCGGCTTTGTGACGACTCACCCTGGCTGAACAGACGCTCGATCACGCCGAACGACTGACGGCGGATGTGCAACGTGAAGGTATCGGTCACTTCCTTGCCGGTTTTGCTGTCCAGGTGCGTCCAGCTGATGTCTTTCTTCACCGGCAGGCCATCGACGATGCCGCCCTTGGCTTTCAGTTGTTTGAGGTTCATGGCGTCTCTCAGGCTTTCTTGATCCAGGCGCTTGCGCCGGTGCGTTGGATGGTGACGGTGGTAGTCACGACCGCGTTCAGTGCGAAATTGAACGGGAAGTCCGACACGTAGCCGTCGAAAGTGAACCAGGTGCGGGTCGCCGGCAGTTCAAAGCCATCGCCCTTGGCGTTCAGCGTGGGCAGCACGTCCTTGCCGTCGGACCAGCCCACCGCCCACTTCACACCGGTATCGCCCTTGGCTTCAGACAGCTGGTGCAGGCGGATATGGCTGGCGTTGGTCGGGTCGGCGTTCAGGCCCAGGCTCGCAGTGCCTGGGGTGCGCAAACCTTTCTTGTAGCTGCGCTCTTCGGCATTGAGGCTGGTGTCTTCAATCTGCTCGGCCGGCGCGCCACCAGGTTCGAATGAAGTGGCGTGCTCAATTTCCAGCACGGTGTAGGGCCCGGTGCCGGAGACCGGCGGGACGAGGGCAAAAATCTGGGTACCTTGGGTAAGAATCGACATCGAGTGTTCTCCATGAACAATAAAAAACCCGCGAAGGCGGGCTGTGGGGTGCAACGGCTGTGTTGCTGCGTGCAAGGCAGGTCGAGACGGGATCAGGGTGCCGGTTTGCCATCCAGGTAAGGCGGCGCATTCGGGTCCGGCTCTCGGCTCTTGATCAGGTCGACCAATGCCTGGTTGCTCTGGGCCAACAGTCGAATGGCCGCGTTGAGCGCCACCTGGCCATCGGTCTGGGTTTGCAGGGCGGCGATCAAGCGGTTGATCGCGGCCAATTCTTCGTCGTTCATAGGCATCTTGGTTCCTGTATCACGTCAGGTAGGCAGGGTGTGGGAGCTTCAACAGCGCGCAGCGATGACAATCAAGACGCCAACCCAGTGGCCATGATCGAACTGCGATACCCCGTCGCCGGGTCGCCAACGTGGGTCACTTGGGTAATCGACCAGCGCCCCTGCATGTACGAAGGCCAGGTTTCATCCAGCACCAGCAAGCCTTCGGCAGCGAGCAACGGGTTACCTGGGCAATCGATCTGCAGCTTCAAACCTTCACGGCCCACTAGGCGCAGTTCGCCTTCGGCCACGGCGCGGGCTTCGGCTTCGTTCTGGCAGCGCTGGCGCAAGGTCTTGAACGGGGCAATCCCGACCTGGACCACGCGCTGTTTGCCGGCGGCGGCGTCCCACCAGCTGACGCGGCTGCCCATGTATTTGGAGCGTGATTTTTCGTCGAGCTTGGCGGTAATGAAGGCATGCTCACCGGGCCGGTTGTCCTCGGTCACCGATAATTTCACTGGCGGCAATAGCTGACCGGAGAGTGACTTGGCCTGCCCCGCTTCGGCCAGTACATAGAGCTCGTTGAACGGTTTGGTGACCGCGTTGTAGCGCTTGGCCAGGCGAGTGATGAAGGCCATGTCGCTTTCATTGGACTGGTCGATGTGCGCAATCGCAATGCCGTCGAGCGTCGGTGCCACTCGCGGTGAAAAACCATGGCGGCTGACCAGTTGGCGAAACAATGCCCCTAATGTCGTCGGCCCATGGCTGGCAGAGCGGCGCTGGCGATACCCGCTCTTATCCACCTCACTGAAGGGCGCGGCCGTGGCCACGATCATCAGGCGCATCGGAAACAACACCGGGGTTCTTTGGGTGACGACAAACTCGCCTTTTTCCACCAAGCCGGTTTCCTGGTAACCGACGCGCAGGCCGATCTTGCCGCTCAGGCTGGGCAACCCCTCCAGCCCTTCGATATTGAGGGTCAATTCCAGGCGGTCAGTCTGGATACCGCCAGCGTCGGTGTGGCTCCAATGCATCAGGCGTTGATTGAGCAGCGCCGCGTTGGCGCCGTAGAACTCTACGATCGGGGTAAATCCCTGTGCCATGCAGCCTCCTTAATCCCACGCCAGCACGGGACGCACGGCCGCCGGCCTGGCTTGCATCTCAGGCACGATCACCCATACGCCGGCCGGCAATAGCGGACCGTATTCAGCCAGTTCGGGATTCAAGCGCCAGAGGGTTTCTTCCGCCGCGTCGTCGCAACGCCCCAGCTCGCGATAGAGCAACAGGTTGACCGAATCACCGGCGATACTTCGCACTCTACGCATTGACGAATTCCTCCAGTTCCAGGGTCCAGCTCATCACCATGGCGGTGCCGTCATCGATCACGTTGCTTTGGGTTTCCACCACCGAATTGATCCGCCACAGGCCCCAATTACGGCCGATGCCATCGACCAACGGCAAAGGCGCCCGCGCATTTTGCAGCGCGCGCAGTTCGTCCAGGCGCTGCATACCGTTGGCGTACATGGCTGTACCGTTGAACGTGAGCTTTTCCAGCTTCTGGCCGTTCTGCCGCGACTGGGGCTTGCTGGCAATAATCGCCAGGTCACTCCAGCCGCCGTCGCTGTTGCGGATCAACGACGAATAGGCAAAGCCGCGGGACAAGCCAAAGATAAAGTCGCCGAGTATCATTTGTTGTCGCATCAATCACCTCCTGAAGGATCGGCCAGTGCCGCGTTGCGCCGGATACCCAGGGAGTCGGTGACCATAGGTATGCATTGAAACTGCAGGGCCTGGATCACCTGGTTGACGACCTGCTGGGCATCGGCAGGGTTGACACCGGTGATCTGGATACTCGGTGCAATCGTGACCTGGACGTTGTCGGTGCGGGCACTGTTGAGCTCCTTGCTCAGTGCATTGGGTGCGGGCAGGCGATCATTTGAGCTGAACAGTTTGTCACCCAGCCAACTGCCTGCTTCGCTGCCCAGCAAGCCACCGATGGCGCCGCCGACTGCGGTGCCGATACCTGGGAAAACCAGGGTGCCGAGCGCGGCGCCGGCGGATGCTCCCGCCCAGGCGCCACCGGCGGTGCTGAGACCGGTACCGACAGCCTTGGCGTCGCCAGTGCGTACGCCCTGGATCACATCCGCGGCGGTGTCGACATACTTCAGCGGGCCAAGGCGGCGGGCGCCGGCAGACTCCAGCTTACTCATCACACCCAACAGCCCGGAAGCCGGTATTTTTGGCGCGGGAGTCACCACAGGCAAGGCTGAACGCTCATGGCTGAAGGCCTGTGCGCGAGGCTGGGTCGTTGCGCGGGCTTCGGAAGGCACGGGCACTCCCCTGCGTTCCAAGGCTTCAATCAGCCCTGGGGTTCTACTTGGGATCGAATGACGCACATCAGTGTGAGTCGTTCGGTCATTGACCTGGGCACCACGCGGCTGCAAACCTTGCACGGGTGCTCCGGCATGGAAACCATTGGACTGCGCCGGGAATAAGGGTTTGATGAAGCGCTCAGACAGACTGCGCAGCGTCGACATCACCCCAGCGTTTTTCACAGGTGCCCGCTTTGTAAACGCCGGCCTCGCCACAGACGTCTGTTTCTTCTGCGCTTGCTGTTTCTTCTGCGCGTTCCGCGCCTTCTGGTTTTTCTGCGACTTGGGCCTATTGCTACCCTTTTTCCTGGCAGAAGAGCCTCTGCGACTGGAGCGGCGACTGCTCAGTGAGGCTTGGGTTGCAGTGGCGCAGCAGCATGGCTGATCCTTTTTAAAGCCGTCGCTCTTGAACAGTTTGCCAACCACTCCAGGCAGTTTGCCCAGCGTCACGTCGACCACATTGCTCGTCACCCGACTTTTGATCGTGTCTCCCAAACCCGAGAAAAAGCCGGTAACCACAGGTGAAAACACCGGCAGAATCACCGCCTCAGCGGTTTTCACAGTGGTGGCGGCTGCCGGCGATGTGCTGGCCCAGGCATTGGCTCCGTCCATCACGTCGGTCTTTTTTTGAAGCCACACGTCTTCCCAGAGTACCGGTGCCGGCTTGAGCCTCGTGGAGAGCCGCTCCTCACTCTTTGAGGACGCCTCGCGCAGCTGCGCTATGGTTTTTTCCTTGATGGCTGGCGCAGCAAACGATTGTTGAAAGGCCGCGACCGGATCGAGGCTCTTTACCTCGCGCAGCGTCATGGCTTCACGGATCAGCCGCAGTTCTTGCGATGTGCTCGACGTAACTTCGGTGGTTGTCGCCTGATCGCTGCGTTTTTCGGTTTTGGACGGTTCAACGCCCATCGCCTTAAGCTGCGGCAAGGAGGCTTGCAGCGCGTCCACACTATCGCGCAGTAACCCCAGGGACAGCGAAAGACCCTGAAGTTGCAAGCCGGCATTGGTCAGCTCCAGGCCCATCGAGGACAATGGCGCCGCCTCTGCATGACTTTCAAATGCCAACGGGCCCGGGTTAACACTATCGGCACCCTTCGCGCCGCCTGCGTTGCTGAATACACCCTGGCCATCCTTGACCATGGCATATGCGAGCGAATACTTGTCCTGCATCCCGCTTACTCCTGTTTAACGCCAAGGCGAGTGATCGCAATGTCGTAGCGGCGCAATGCTTTTCCGGCGTCCCAGTCGAGGATCTCCGCCTCATTGACCGAGTAGATCAGCGGCACCACATCGAGGATTACCTCGATATCGCGCTGCGAAAGAAGTCCGCCGGTTGATTTAAAAAATCGTCGATGCGCTCCTGCAGTTCCGTCCAGTCGGGCACGGTCAAACCGGCCAGGTCAGGGATCATCAGGCCGGTGCAATGGGCGGTGATGAACTCGGCGCGCTCTTTATTGGTGGCGAGCTTTTTCATTACTTTGGTGGCGCGCAGGGCGGGCATTTCCAGGGGCAGTTCGGTCAGGGTTCGGCCGGCTGCGTCCAGGGGCAATAGCAATTGGACGGGTTGGTCGTAGAGCGTCGCTTCATCCGCATTCAGGAAGAACGACGTCGGGCGCGTCGACATCTCGTGTACGTACTGGGCAATGCTTACGTAGTCAGGGCGCTTGAGCTGGTCGAGCTCTTTTTCCGACAGGCCGGTGGCGAGTTTCGCCAGTTCGAAAAACTGATCGTCCTCGTCATCACCGGCCCGGGCCAGCGCGTCTTTTTGCGCGGCGTAAAACAACGGTTTGAGCTGAACCTGCTGGATCGTCGCGCCGGTGTCGGCGGTGATCGGAGCCAGCAGGGTATGCAACGGTGGCATCCAGGCCATGGGGCAATTCCTTGTTGAACGGTATTGAAAAGTACCGAAAATCCAGATCTGAACGCGGTCCCTGTGGGAGCAGGCTTGCCTGCGATGGCATCAACTCGGTGCTCCAGACACACCGAGTCGCCTGCATCGCGGGCAAGCCCGACTCCCACATTGACCGTGCCTGCCTTAGATTGCAGTCATTTTTTAAGGCATCAGTACGGCGCGGCGCGCATCGCCAAGAATGTCGACGCCGTTGAGCACGAACTTCTGGGTGCGCACGTCGATGTCGATCACCGAAATGCCATTTTCCAGACGGTTGTAGGTACGGCAGGACAGTTCCAGCGTGGTGAGCGCCTTGTCGCCCATCTTCAGCTTCGCTTCATCCAGGGATTTGAGCTTGCCGCCGACGGTGTGGTAGGTGAAGTAGGTCTTGCCGTCCTGGTCCTGGCCGGCTTCCCGCACGTTCAGCAGGATGTCGTCACCCATGCGCACGCCCAGGGCCAGCATGATTTCCGGGCCGGCACCTTGGAGGACCAGGGTGGCATTGAGCACCTTGCCGCTCTTGGCCATTTCTTCGGCGATGAAACGCCCGCCGGACATGGGCTCCATCTCGAACTCGATCTTCGGCGGGGT